ATTTGCAATTGGTAAAGGTTAGACTCAACCGCCAACGCTAAAACGTCATCAAATCCCTCTGCAGCTTCATCAGCTTCAAAAGACACATGATCTTCAATCCCGATAGTTGCATAAGTTGCAATTTTAGGAGTAACGACAACTTGTTTAATCCCGCCTCTTAATCCCTCTGCTACACCAATAGCTGTGTTTGCGCTATCAAAAGATGTGATAATTTTCCAGTGTGTCGCAACGTCCCCGTTGCCTTGTGTACGTGGAATCATATCTCTAAGTGGCGTGTATACTGGAACAGCTCTTACTGCTGGACGTTGTAGGTCATAGTTTATTAAGCCTGTTGAAGTGCTAAATCCCTTTGACAACTTATTGTTAAAATCTGAAATCGCTTTGCCTCTTGCTTCTGCGATTAAACTTAATGTAGTGCTTGTTTCATCCATTATGGACTCCTTTATTTTAATAACCCATCGCTTCGCGACGTGCTTTTTCGATTATTTCAAGTTGTGAAAGTTGTTTCTCACTTTTTTGAAATTCATCACCGCCTCTGTCTACTACTCTCAAAGTTGCCTTATCGAGTGGTTGAGCTTCTAACTCTTTCACTCTTTTTGTAAGGGCTTCGATTGTAGATGACATTTTTTCCATTTCTTCGAGTTCTTCAGGTTCTTGTGCTGATTTAGTCACTTTCTCTTTCTCTTCTTCTTCGTCGTCGTCAATGCTTCCATGCATAGATTTACACATTTTTTGGATAGCCTGGGCGTGTGAGTGCATATCTTCAAGGTTCTTTTTGTTTTTACTTGAAATTTGTTTACCCGCTTTTTCTAACTCTTCGTTTTCGTTTTCGTTTTCGTTTTTACTTTCCATAATCTCAGATGATATAAACTCTTTGATTTTTTCAGCTGCATCTATCAAAAATTGAAGTTGTTCTGTCTCATCTTCGCCCTCTTCTTGTGCTTCGTACATTTCGCACTCAATAACCCAAACAAGTTGTCTAAGAGCGTCCATAGCCATTGAAGCATCGGATATCTCTTTGGTATCGAAAGACTTTTCTACTTTCTCCGCAGATAGTGGTCCCTCTTTATCAATCTCTTTTTTCCACGCCGATACAATTTTAGCTTTGATTGCTTTTACGTCCTCTTCGCTGTATTTATCTGCGTTTTTCTTTTTATTGATATAGTTCCACGCTGCACGAATATGCTTTTCAGTATCTATCGGGTACTTATTGTTTTTTTCGTCCGCAAACTTAACATGGCCATACTCTTTTTCTCCCTCTTCGGGCTTTACGTCTTCACGTTTTTCTGTCTTTTCGACAACTTCGTCATTAACTTCGTCCATCAAATCCTCCTTTTCAGATTTTGCCAATAATATTTGAGCCTCTTTGTTTGCAGGTTTATTTACAAGAGAGATCTCATTAAGTTCTAATTCATCAATGATATTGCTATCATCTTCATTACGCTTTAGAATAGTGCCACCGATTGAAAAGCCTTTGTATATTCCACCATTTACCTTAGCGATAGCATCTTTATCAGTTACAGTTGCGGTTATATACGTCTTACAACTATCATCACACGATTGTGTGTGTTCTGACACTACACCTGCATTTGTGTGCTCTTTGTGCATCTCTTTGAGTTGTCCTCCCTTTGCAAAAAAGTCGGGTAGTGCATTCGCTAGTGTTTCAGATGGTATGATATCCCCGTCTGTATCTTGTGCATCACTTGAAGCAATACCATATAAGGTAAGGCTTCCATCCTCGTTGGCTACGGTTTTAGCTATTTGTGTATAGAAATTCATTTCTCAATCCATCGCATCATTGCAGTTAAGTTTGTAGCAACGCCAGACTTGTTATATCCATAGACGGCATAAATTTTATTTGGTGCTAGATTCCATTTTTCAGACACGCCGTAAGTATTTTGTTGTTGAAATGACGTAGAGCTATTCGCATAAGCCGCAACGGGAGTCAATACAGTTCCAGTTATTGAAGTAAGCCCGATATTCATTCCTATTGTTAATCTTGACGCATAATTTTTATCATCCCTATTATGATTGACCGCTACCATAGGCACTGATGTACCGCCCGTAATGACGGCATCTTCATAAAACGTTATGTCAAATGGTGCGTGGTCTCCAAAAATTGCATAACCTTTCATTACTGTTTTGACGTCTGTTCCGCTCATGAATAAAGCAAACTCTGCGCCTATCGGTATTTGATACGAGCCATTAGCGACTGCCGAAAGCTCAAACGCTTGACCGTAGTCAACTGCTTGCTCCCACTCTGTCATTGTTGGCGCTGTCTTTTGTATTCCCATTTTATTTATCTCCTTCAGATACTAATTCCAGAATATGTGTACAATTAGGATGGGCTGGTGCGTTACCAATTCCCCCAAAATTACTATCGATCGGGACTACACCCATAGCCACCGCTTCATCACACTCATCACATTGCCTACTTTTTGATGTGCGTACTTTCAAATATCTTTTTCCGATAACCTCATCACTGTTCTGTGCAAACTTTAGCTTTGCCGCTGTGTCTGCTTGCGCTAGCTCATAAGTAGATATAGTTTTTGCTCTCTGCTCGCTGAACGCATAATTTGTTTCAAGTTCTTTGGCTAAATCTTCCGCACTTAAATCGTTCTCGATAGCGTTGATAATGTCAGCCTTAATCATATTCTTTGTGCTTTCGTCAAGCTTAGTAATCAATTCAGCGGAGTTTTGTTTAGCATATTCGATTGCCTCTTTTTTAATCAGTTCATTGCTCATCGCTTTAGTATCGCCGATATGTTTCACTTCTTTATCGATTGAGTTTATATATTGAATTCTCGTTGCAGTTTGGATAGAGTTTACTAAATCGCTGAGACCTGCAATCATCAATCCGTTGAGTAAATCGTCTGCATTGTCTGAATCATTGTAATTATCTTTGATATAGTAGATTACTTCATCTCTTATCTCATCTAAGTAGTCTTGCGCATCGAGAGTTTTTGCATATTTTTGAATTGTCTCATCTTCATTAACCGTTACGTTTGTAGGAGGTGGCAATAGTTCATCATCCGACAACGGGTCAAGTCCTCTTGTTTTTCTTACTTCGTTGACTGTAGCTGTCATATTACGGATATTCATATCATCTATTTTTGCTTGTACTTCTGGGTCTACGCTATTCTCTGTAACGAAAGAAAATACGATATCTTTATAACCAAAATGATTATTGATGATATAATCAATTAAAGATTTTACATATATTTTTAAAGGAATAACCCCCTCTTCATCTGCCGTTTGCTTATTAACTTCTGCGGTCGCTCTATTTGCTTGCTGTGCAAATGCCTGAGGCGATACACTGAATACATAACATACGATGCGTGCTAACCATTCGTCAAATTTATCAGTAATAGGGTTTTCTTTAGTTGGATTAATTGTAACGCCGTGAGGAGTAAATATAGCGTGTCTGCGTTTAGCTGTGTTACCCTCTAAAATGCTATCCCAATACTCTTGGAACAATTTAATATTTTCGAGTGTCCAATTTTCAGGCGTTGACATAATAGCGGACGGAATGTTTCCCTCAGTATAGTATTGAAGTTGTGATAGTTGACGTTTGAGAGCGATATTAACAGTCATAAGTATTTGTTCTACGGGGCTAAACCCGTAAAGCTTATATGAGCGTTTATTTCGTGGTCTATAGATCATCTCTTCTTTAGTGTAATCTACAGCAGGAACACCGTAGAAAACAGCTTGATAACTTGCATCAGGCGGATTAGGGCTTCTACCCTTATCGTCAATAAGTATTTTTATTGAAGCACCATCAACTATTTCGAGAGCGTGGATATCTCCGCCAACTGTTCTATTAACATAAAGAGTCGGCGCATCTATTACAAGTAGGTCATCTAGTAAAATTCTTAGCCATGTTGCCCAGTCGTTTTCTTTGTCTGGATATGTAAAGAATTCTTTCAATGCTTCACATCTTGCATCTGATTCGCTACCATCTTTCATATTAAAATCAAAGTCTAATATACAAAGTTGGTCTTTACGTGTTTCAATTACAGCACGAAGAATATCAAGATTTTCAGAAAGCCCACGCAATTCTTTGGCGGTCACGTTCTCATTTTGTCTAGGGGTATATTGTAGGTTTGAGCCTACTTGATATGCAAATTGTCTCCCAAATGCTTGTGTCTGTGCGACTGCATCAATTGGTTGTGCTGGAGTGAACCATCCCGAAGTTGAAACCGATTTAAGATTCTTTTGCAATCTTTGTGACTTGCGATTTTTGCTCATGCTGAAATTATAGCATGAAAACTGATTAAATTTTATACAATTGAGTGATTATTTTTTTATCATTGACTTATAGTAGTCTATAATTGCCGTTGTATCGTTATTAAATCCCATTAATTCTTTTATAGCCATTGCGGTTGTGTCGACCTGATCGTCATGTTTAGCGTTGGGGAATGATGCGTGTTCGGTTAAGAAGTCTGCCATAAAGTCGGAACTATTTGGAAGATGGACATAACCACTCTCGACGAATGCTACCACCTCTTGTACTCTTGTAACTTTATCAGTGCTGACCTGAACTGCAACAATTGGCAAAGATTTATTTCTTCGTAAATTTTGTATAAGTGCCGTACCACTTGACTTATCCTCTATTAAAACTTTTGACGGTTTCCATTTCTCGTACTCACTTATAGCCATTCTCTCTAAGTCTGGCATCTCCCATTTTCCACGTGTGATATTTATTAGATAAAGCTTGTTTTCGCTTTTACCCCATGTAGCAATTACTGAGAAGTCATTAAGCTCTTTAGTTTTTTGAGCAGTATCGAGTGTTTGTATAATTATGTCATAACTCGGCGGTTGTTCAATGTAATACTTCCACCATTCAGTTTTTATAATCCCCCCTCCAAGTGGCGTAGGTCTGCCTTGATAAAGTGATTCAAAGTCAAACGTGCCTATATTTTTCTTAATGCGCTTAAGAGTATCGGATGAATATTTATTATCCCACAGCGCTACGTCTCCCTCATTGAGCGCGGGAAGATGTACGACCGTCCAATTTTCAGCAAACTCTCCTCCGTTTTTCTGTTCCTCCAATAATCTTCCTACCAAATCGTCGGAATGCCAACGTGTCATGACTAAAACAACAGCTCCGTTTTTCTCTAAACGTGTATAAGCTGTTGAGGTGTACCAATCCCAAATAGATTGACGTATCGTGTCACTGTTTGCCTCCGCTCTATTTTTTATAGGGTCATCAATAAGCAAAACGTGCGCGCCTTTACCAGTAGCAGCTCCGCCGACACCTGTTGCGAAGTATCCGCCCGTGTCGTTATCTAAGTCCCACTCGTTTTTGGCTTTAGATGATTTACTAATGCCTATTTCAAATACATTTTGAAACTCTTCGCTTGTTACGACATTACGAGCTTTTTTGCCAAAGTCACGAGAGAGATCGGCTGAGTAAGTAGCGGCTATAATTCTATTGCGTGGATTTCTTCCGAGGTACCACGCTGGAAAACGAATTGATGCCAACTCGCTCTTCCCATGCCTCGGTGGTACAGTTATTATAAGTCTATCAATCTCTCCTCGCTCTATCTGCTCAAGCGCTGTAGCAATTTTAGTATGATGTGGTGCTATCTCATAAGTTGGAAAAGTGTATTTTGTAAAAGAGAGAAGAGATTTTTTAGCGTTACGCCGTGCTATCTCTTGAAGAACCTCAGCGTTCGAGAACAATGCCATAACGCTCTGCCATTTCTTCGAGTTCGTTTTCTGGCAAGTTCTTTATGTTTGTATTGTTTTGAATAGCTGTATTGGTTTGTACGTTGATTTGTTGTGATGAGTGTCGTTGATTGACTCCGAGAGTTAGAGAGGCTTTATCTATTGCATCTTGAATGTTTTTATAATCCGATGATCCTAGCTCTACCTCTTCAAGATTTTGTACTCCGTTTCCAATATTTATTTTTTCTAATTTTTTATTATCTTTTAAATGTTGTGTTATCCTAACCAAATTCAATTGCGTTGCATTTGTAATAAGCCCTCTTTCAAATATCTCATTTTGGGCAACTGCTATGATTGCGCCCATTTCTTCATCTGAAAGTATTGACTTTGCCGTTAATAAGGTTATTTGGGCATCAACATATTGCCCATTTTTTGGCTCAATACCTTTAGTAAGATTTCCAACCGTCCCTTTTGACGCGTTGTATTTTTCAACCAAGGACCTGTGCGAGAATCTTCCAGTCTTCCAATCTGCAATAAGATTTATTTTATCACTATCGGTAAGTTTAGCCATTTACTTTTTAAATCCATCTCCCGTCGCTACTGACGGCGCAATATAAACCCTATTAAGTTCATTCTCACATATTTCACAATGCTCTATTCTATCACTATCGGCCATAGACTTTTCTATATTTATTTCCATATTGCAATTAGTGCAAATGTATTTATATATCATATCTTCAATCCTTTTATAGACTTAAAACAACACGAAAAATGTTAAAAAAACGTGCTGTTTTAAATCTATTATCCGAGAATAAGATAACCTATCCCGGACATTTTATTGACTGTATTATACTACAATTTTAGTAAAATCTAGCCTTTGACATGGAATGAGTTTAAACATTTCATCTGCTTCTTCTTCTGTTATTATATCACTTACATATACATTACCGCCCATTACTTGATAAGCATATTTATATTTTATTATCGGTTCTTTGTATATATAAATATTATCCATAAAAAGTCTATCAAGATATAAACAATTTATTTCATGTCCGAATGAATCTATAATTCGATTTTTATCTAAAAAAATATATGCTCCGTTCATCAAATCGCTCGTTATCTTTTCCCCATTTCCGAGTGCAATTAGTGTCTCTGCTGCTGTTAGTGTTTTATTTTTCATAATCAATCCAAGCTAATATCATCTGACATTTCAGCCATAACACTATTATCAAGATCATACAATCTAGTTTCGATTAAAGCATAATACAAACTCTTAGTCTCTCTATCAATATCACTCAACGATACATCAATTCCGATCTTATGCAACTCTTCTACGTTTGCGCTTTT